GTGCAGACCTCAGCGGTGCAGACCTCAGCGGTGCAAACCTCCGCAGTGCAAACCTCCGCAGTGCAGACCTCAGCGGTGCAGACCTCAGCGGTGCAGACCTCAGCGGTGCAAACCTAGACAAAACATATTATCAAGTTGTTAGAATTGGCAGTCGCCGAGGAACAACTACTTATTGCGTAGATGACGACAATGTCCTGTGCGGATGCTGGAATAACTACAAAGGTGGTACGCTAGAAGAATTTAAAACTCGTGTAGAGAGTGTATACGGACGTGAAGGTAATAATCCTAACGAGCAATATTACGATGAGTATATGGCGGCAATCACATTCTTTGCGGCAATGAAGGAGATGAAATAATGAAAATTAAAGCAACAACACCATGTTATAAATTCAGGGACGCAAAACCAGAAGAACAGATTGCAAAAATCAAAGAAGAATTGGCTGAGGTAGAAGCTGCTTACACAGAGTTTAAAAAAGTGCCAACAGAAGATAAGCTGCTGGCGTTGATGACGGAGATTATCGACGTTAAGGCTTGCTGTAATACGTTTGTTTACCAGCTGCGGAAGAATCATGCTTTGGCGTTTTTGGCTTATGCCAAAGCTAAGCGAGAAGTCATAAATAAAAATTTTGCAAGAGGGTACTACTCTACGCCTGAAGATATTGACAAGCTGAACACTAATAAGTCAGAACCGTTTTGAGGTGAGATCATGAATTGCGATATATGCCATAAGGACACGATGTCGGGTAGCCATATAACCAGAGGACGTAGATTTGAGGTGCGTATTTGCCCGAACTGCTTGATGTGGTCGGATGACCAACGAGCCGTAATAGCACGGGAAACAGTCAGTAAACTCAAGGCTTTACGAGAAAAGGAAGATATTAGCATAAGCAATGAATAGGGTGTGGGAAATTATGAATAAAATCATATGCGGCGATGCACTTGACGTCTTACGAACTTTACCTGCCAAATGCTGTCGCTGCTGTGTGACGTCGCCACCGTATTTTAATTTGCGTGACTACGGTGTGCATGGGCAACTTGGATTAGAGCCGACAATGCAAGAATATATTATTAGGTTGGTTGAGGTATTTACCGAAGTTAAGCGGGTACTGACTGATGATGGTACTTTGTGGGTTAATATTGCTGACGGTTACGCTGGTAGTGGTAAAGCCAAAAGCTCTTTGCCTGCTAAAAACTTAATGTTAATACCTCAACGCTTTGTTATAGCGATGCAAGATGCCGGCTGGATTGTACGGGATGAAGTTGTTTGGGCGAAACCTAATCCAATGCCGGAAAGCGTCAGAGACCGAATGACGGCTTCTACAGAAAAGATTTTTATGTTTACTAAACGTCCTAAATATTTTTTCGACAGCACCGCTGCGATAGAGCCTGCAGTTGGATTTAATAATGAACCGGTAGCAGGTAGCTTAGGTAATCTGGGCAACGCGCAATCAAGGCGTAGAAATAAAGGGAATCGCAAGACTTATCGTGGTGGAAAATATACGAACCAAAATACTTTTGATAATTCCGCCAGATTAGAAGCAAATAGTCATGGAAACAGTGTCAATGAGAACGGAACAAGAAGAATGCGAAATGTGTGGAATATTGCAACAGCTACAGGTGGAAGCAAGGTAATAATACATTACGCTAAATTTCCGGACGAACTAGCGAAAAGATGCATACTACTGAGCACGGTAGAAAAAGACTGTGTACTTGATCCGTTTGCAGGAAGTGGTACGACCTGTAGGATGGCAAATCGGTATGGACGTCGATACATAGGCATAGATATTAACCCTGAATACTGTAAAGCGGCAGAAGCAGATATACCGATAAATTTATTTTAGTTTAAACGGCTGCTCAGCTACTGCCTCGGCACTATATACAAGCAATGTGGCGCAAAAGGGAAGTATACCTGTGGAATGGCCTTACCACAGGGGGCAGCCTTTTAAATATAAGGAGTTGGAAATATTGACTGAGTTACTGATAACGATACCGGGAGAACCGTGTGCACAAGGTAGACCGAGGTTTAGTACAGCAGGCGGTTTTGTTAAAGCATATGATCCGGCAAAAAGCAGGAATTACAAAGCATATGTAAAGCTTATTGCGCAGCAAGAAATAAAAAACCAAGGCTGGAAATACACAGAATTGCCCTTAGCGGTCACGATAACAGCTTACATGAGTGTTCCGACAAGCAAGTCTAAAAAGTTTAAACAGGCGGCTATTTTAGGGAGAGAGCGTCCCGCAAAGAAGCCTGACACCGATAATATATTCAAGTGTATTACAGACGCCCTTAGTGGTATAGCGTACAAAGACGATAAGCAGATAGTAGCTGCTACAGTTAATAAGTGGTATGCAGAAGTACCGAGAGTTGAAGCATTAATAAGAATTATTTAGGACGGTGCTGTTAATGATTAATGTCAAAGTAATGCTAAATTTAATAAAAGATGAGCCGGAAAATGCTTATATACCAATAGTTAAGCCGGAGCTAGTTGCTCTGCTTAAAGAAGTGAAAATGCTGCGGTATAAAAACAGCAAACTTGGAAGCCAAAAGGCGAAGTTGAAAAGAGAAAGGCAGTAAATAATGAAAAAGCCTAAAACCAAATACATAGGCTGGTGCCATGAGTGCAAATACTTGGGTAGTTTTCACTGTGGTATTTGTCAAAGGGAAAATTTAAGCGTAAAAAATTTTGCTCGTCTATGCCTTGGCTTAGATATCATATCTCCTTTTGGTAGACCTTCTGAATTTATGCCTAAGGACAAAAACCGTTGGGTAAGAATGTAGGAGTAAAAAATGAAATACTTAGACTATTGTTATTTATGCATTAATAATAGAAAGGCCAGTGAGTTGAGCGAAAACCCAGAATGTAGTAACTGTATTCAGCTTACTGTTATATCTATGCCAACTAAGTTTAAATCGCGTAGGATTACTTGGGCTGACAGAACGGAGCTAGAAATACATGAAAACAATTAAATTGGCTAACGTAGTAGTACAGATACACGTTAGAGATGAATATTCAGGGCAGAGAGTACTATATTGTCCGTGGGTTAATTGCAAGCATTATAGTAATGGTGAATGCACTTATAAAGATAGTTATGGCTGTAATTGCTGTCGCTTTGTATTAATGAATGGACAAACTTATTGCCAAGGCTATGAGAGGGATGAAGATCATGATAGCAATTAAAGGAATGGATATGCCTGCAAACTGCGGTGAATGCCCATTGACATATCCAGTTGGCTTTTATAGGAATCTACCATTTTCTGTTGATAAGAGCAAAGGCTGCTGTATTCTTGTCTGTGAAATTGAAGATCCAAACATTAGGCTGATAGATTGTCCATTAATTGAAATAAAGGAGCATGAAGAAAAATGACAAAGAAAGAATTGATAGAGCTGATAGAAAAATACCCGGACGACGCAATTATCTCTTGTTTGGGAAGATTTTCAGGAGACTTGTTGATTTTTCGGGCGAATGACGTAATTTTTAACAAATATAAGAATGAAATTTGCATTGTAAGAAATTGAGAAAGGTAAAGAAATATGACTAAATTAAAACCTTGTCCGTTCTGCGGTAGCAAAGCTAAGATGGAAAGAACGCCAATTAATCCTTATTATTATGTGATCTGTACAAATCTAGAATGTGACGCAACTGTTGGGAGATTTCAGCCAACAGAAGAAGAAGCTGTAGCAGTATGGAACAGACGGGACGGTGAAGAAAAATGACTAACGAAAAAATGGAACAGATTGTAAAACTTTTAAAGGATAGCGGTGAAGATTATATTTTGTGTTACCCCTTAAAAATTGACGGTGAAGATGGTTTCAGTATTGCCAGTAAAACTGCCAGCACTTCACAAATTAATATGCTTGAACATATTTTAAAATTTATAATCGAAACGAGCAAAAACAACGGTGTTACTGAAGCCACCGCTAGGGGGTATTTGCGTCAAACGCTATATAGAATGATTAACTATGTGTATAGGTTGGGGTGAATAGATTATGCGATTAATAGACGCTGATAAGGCGAAAGCTGAATTATTAAGAATAGCTAGAGATATACACGGTTGGGGTGAGTTTTTCGACGGAATTAGAAGCGGTTATCAAAGTGCTGCTGATAGGCTTGATACAATGCCTACAGAAGAACGTAAAAATGGGCATTGGCTTACTAAAAAAGCATGGCACGTAGAGTGTTCCGAATGCCATCATGTTTTAGAGTTTATTTGCGACGTTAAAAAATATTGTCCGAACTGCGGCGCAAAAATGGAAGGTGAATAATATGGAATTGATAGATAAAAATGCTTTAGTGGAATATTTAGAGAGAATGGGAAATGAAATATATGCAGGCAATGACGAATATTTTATAGGACAGAAAGCGGGTTTGATGAAAGTCGTTGGCGTTATAATGACCTTTCCTACTGTAGAGGAACGTAAGCACGGACGTTGGGAAGGGGGCGGTGCTTACTACTGTTCTAATTGCAACTCATATGCCGCAACAGATGTATTTGGCGGCGGGTTGGATATTACTGAACAGCATTATTGTTATAATTGCGGGGCTATTATGGACGGTGAACCCGAATGAACATACTAAAGTTAGAAAGATCAATAGCTTTATTAAAACCAATCATTTGGAAAATGCCTATGAATAAGAAAAGAGAGGCTTATATGACTTTATTGACGGCTGCTCAAAAGCAGATACCGCAAGAAGTAAATTTGGTAGTCGAAGAGCATTTTATACCAAACTGTCCTTTTCCACAACAAATACCTAAAGGCTGGGCATGTCCTGTATGCGGACGTGAGGTAGATGATGGTGCTCACTACTGTAAATACTGCGGCCAAGCTATATGTAATGATTAAGGAGTGAAGACATGAATTATCCTGATCTAATAAAATGGATATTTGAATTTGTATATGAACATTGGATATTAACGTTTTTGTTTATATTAGTTTTAAGAAGGTTTAGTATTTTTACAATAAATCTATCAGATAAGAAGGGCGATACAAATGTTATTAACAATAGAAAGCAAGTTTAATATAGGTGATAATGTACATGTGCCTAAGGGAGAACGTAAAGTACTTGGTGTTAAATTAGATTCTAAAGGTATCTTATATTTGCTTGAAAGTGCAGACGGTACGAGAGAATGGGTGCGAGAATATTGGATTGTTGTGGGCGAACAAGAACATAAACACGAAGAGTTTGAGGAGGCTATTTTGAACCAACTTGTAGAAGACAACATAAATCCTTTTGGAGCATTATTTAGGCGATTTAGAAAGAAAAGCTAGAAGGAGACTGATATGCTAATAGAACAGTATATTAAGCATGTAGAGCGATACTTTTGGGATCGTAAGCAAATACAAAAAGTTGTTGATGAAGAAAAAGAGCAGCGTACTGCAAGGAAAGGGCATACGGGCGGTGGGGGGCATGCTTTTATCAGTAATCCAACAGAAACAGCAGCATTAAAAAACATTGAGCCAGTACGTATGATATCGTTTGGATATGGACCATATCAGTCGATAATAATGAACCCGGAGCTATGGCTTGAAGTTGTCGCAGAAACCTATAAGATACATGAGAATCAGCTTACTGGTAAAGTTATGTATCAAAAATATGAAAAAAGGAAGCCGATGAAAACAATTGCAGAATTAAACGGTGTGAATAGAGATACTTGTTATGAATTTCGCAAAGAGTTCCTTAGGGATGCTGTTGGTTTGGCGTTGAAAAAAGGTTTGATAAAATAAAAAAAGTTTCCGACATATTACCTGTTTTGATGAGTTAAAATAGTATTGTAAGTAAGTGGGCTTACAATAAAGCCATACGCAGTAATCCGCTCACTATCCGAGCAAGTTATAAACCGTATGTGCATATATTTGGCTATGGTGTTCGCCGTATGATGGCATATGATAGCTGCAATTTATCATATGAATGATGCGGATAACTACCCATAGCTCCTACCGTGCGGCTTGCAGCGGTCGCACTGGTAGGTTCAAAACAACGGCATGAGAGACGGTAACTGTACGCAGCCCGTGAAGAAGCCCATAGAACGCAGAGCACCATATCTGTAGACTTGGGGTAGCCTTACCGTTGGGGTGATACAGCGGCATATTTAATCTACATAAATAATTTAGTCTTAAAAAGCCGTTGAAACACGGTAATATATATCAGAATTTAGCATATAACTTAATATAAACTGTTGGCAATGTGAATAATTTGCACATTGCTTTTTTATTTGCAAGGTGGTGATGGAATGAAGATGAACCTAACCAGCAAGATCAGGAAGATAATAAAAGCCTTAGAAATGAGAGGCTTTATATACCTCTATTCAAGGGAGCAAGTATATAGCCAGAAGCTATCTAAGGTATGTACTATGTACAGAATAGATTACCTCATGCCATGGGGAGAATACAAAAAGAAATTCCCGGATAAGGCAGAGCGAAAAAAGAATAAGGGTGTAAGCGTTAGGGTAGAAATGGCTCGGTCATTTAGAGAAATAGCTATTCTGTATTATTTGGTGAATGTATTAAAGGCAGGTGATAGTAGTGGATGAGATCAGCCAAGCACAGAAGAATTTTGTTGATTACTTTATAGAGAGTGGGAATCAAACAGAAGCCTATAAAAAGGCTTATCCAAAGTGTAAGAATGATAATTCAGCGGCGGCTAGTGCTAGTAAATTGCTAAGAAATAACAAGGTAAAGCAATATTTAGATGCACGAATGGCAGCAGTTGATAGTGATAAGATTGCGACAGCTGAAGATGTTCTTGAATATTTAACAAGTGTAATGCGTGGAGAAGAAAAGGACCAGTTTGGATTAGATGCTAGCTTGAGTGACAGGACTAAGGCAGCAGAATTATTGGGTAAGCGCTATATGCTGTTTAAAGAACAACTAGATGTAAATCTTGAAGGCGATATTGCTGGTTTAATTGCTAGCCGTCGCAAGAAGGGGGATAGCGATGTCTAGAGTTGCTTTATCAGAAAAGGATATAAAGGCATTAACAGACTTTCTTGGAAGTGTCAGTAAAGATCCTTTGGAATTCGTACGGCTTGCATTTCCATGGGGAGAACCAAATACTCAACTTGAAGATAAAGAAGGACCAGATATATGGCAGATAGAACTGCTGAACGATATCAAAGAAGGATTAAAAACGCCAGATCAGGTTATCCGTGAAGCCGTTGCATCTGGGCATGGTATTGGAAAGTCTGCTATGGTGGCATGGATTATTCTGTGGGCTATATCGACACATGAAGATACAAAGGGTGTTGTTACAGCTAATACAGATACACAACTCAAAACAAAAACTTGGGCAGAGTTAGCTAAATGGTATTACTTGTTTATAGCAAAAGATTTGTTCACTTATTCTGCAACAAGCATTTATTCTAACCAAGAAGGTCATGAGAAGACATGGCGTATAGATGCAATACCATGGAATGATAGTAACCCTGCAGCGTTTGCGGGTTTACATAACCAAGGCAAGCGAACTCTGGTTATATTCGATGAAGCTTCTGAGATATCAGATATCATTTGGGAAGTAGCTGAAGGTGCAATGACAGATGCTGATACGGAAATCATTTGGTGTGTGTTTGGAAATCCTACTCAGAGTAGTGGCCGTTTTCATGCTTGCTTTCATAAAAACAGAAGTTTATGGAACCGTAAACAAATTGATAGCCGAACTGTTAAGATAAGTAACAAGGCTGAACTTGAGGGTTGGCGGGTGCAGTACGGCGAGGATAGTGACTTCTTTAAAATTCGCGTGAAGGGCGAATTCCCTTCGGCTAGTGAGAAACAATTTATTAGTACCGCCTTAGTTGATGAAGCAAGACGTAGGACGTTACAAGAAAAGCAATTTAGATTTGCTCCTGTGATTATAGCCTGTGATCCTGCATGGACAGGAGGAGACGAAACAGTTATTTATCTTAGGCAAGGGCTATTCACGAAAAAGCTGTTTGCGACTACTAAGAACGATAACGACATTGAAATAGCAGGCATATTAGCCAGATTCGAGGACGAATACAAGGCTGATGCGGTGTTTATTGATCTAGGCTATGGTACAGGAATCAAGAGCGCTGGTGACGCATGGGGCAGATCGTGGACACTGATTGCTTTTGGTGGGAAGTCAAATAGGCAAGACTGCAAAAATAAACGTGCTGAGATGTGGGCTAATATGAAAGATTGGTTGAAAGAAGGCGGGGTTATACCAGAAGATGACCAGACTTTAGCGGATGATTTAATGGGTCCTGAAACAGTACCTAATACTAGCGGGTTAATACAACTTGAAAGTAAAGAAGCTATGAAAAAGCGAGGTGTTCCCTCTCCTAATAGAGCAGACGCACTAGCTTTAACTTTTGCTCAATCTGTTGTAAGCAGGGAACAGGCGATAACAGAAGCACAATTTGATAATAGACAAAGGGTTTATGATCCGTTTGCCGGTATGTGAAGGGAGGTGAGACTATGCATAAGATTATGATGCAGTTACACGGTGGCGGCGGTGGAGGTGGCAGTGTTGAGCCTATAAAACAAAGCGCACCTGGCAGTACAGCAGCGGCCACTATTGATAGTGCGACAGAGGGAGAGAGACAAAGCCTGCTTCAAAAACTCTCTAAAGCTCGTGGCAGAAGCTATACCAATAAGACTGGTGGGCAACTTACTTCTGATAGTGTCAAGAAAATGTTGTTGGGAGAATGATTATGGATATCAAAGATATGCTGCGTGACAGCGATAAATTAACACGAAAACAACATACTATCTCCCAGCTTTATACATTGCGCAGCCAATATGAGCCAACGTGGAGGATGCTTAGCCGGTATATAAATCCGACAAGGGGCAGGTTTGAAGAAGATATCCAAAGCACAGAAGGGCATAGACGTGACGAATACCTTATAGACCCACATCCCCAAAAAGCAGTTGGTAAATGTGCAGCTGGTATCCACAGCGGGTTGACATCGCCGTCAAGGCCTTGGTTTGAACTTGGTCTGCAAGATGAAGAAAAAGCTAATTACCACGCTGTAAGGATGTGGTTAGATGATTGCCAGGAGATTATGAGCAGCATTTATTCTAAGAGCAATGCTTATAATATGCTGCAGCAGATTGAGGCTGAAATGGCTCAATTTGGTACAGGGGCTTCTCTGATGCTGGAAGACTACAATTATGGCATATGGATGAGGCCGTACACCTGCGGTGAATATGCTGGCGGTGTAGATGCAAGGGGAAGAGTTTATACGTTCGCTAGACGCTTCAGATTAAGCGCAGACCAAATCGTTAAAGAATATGGTATTGATAACGTATCGGAAAGCGTGAAATCTGCTTATAATGACGGAAATATCACAACATACTTTGATATTGAAATGCTTATAGAGCGTAATGATGATTATGATCCTAACAAATTGGCTTTAGGCAATTTCCCCTGGCGCTCATATCACTATGAAAAAGGTGCTAATGACAAATTCCTGAAGATATCAGGTTTTAGGGAATGCCCGTTCCTTATGCCACGCTGGACCTTGATTGCAAATGGTGTATATGGCTCTGGACCTGGACATAATGCTTTGGGCGATTGTATGCAGCTGCAGAAGATTGAGAAGAATAAACTTAGGGCTATTGATAATGCTGCAGATCCGGCGATGGCATTTCCTGCTTCAATGAAGAAGCTTGACAGAATGCCAGGAGGACTAAATTTTTATCCTGACGGAACTGTACAGCAGGCTTATCCACTTGTAGACCCAAGAGCAAAGGCTTATGAAGGCATAGGAGCCTTGTCTCTAGAGAAACGGCAGTCGATATCTGAAACGTTCTATAATGATTTGTTTATGATGATTACATCTCAGGATGGACCTCAAATGACTGCGCGTGAGATTGCAGAGCGGCATGAAGAAAAGCTCCTGATGTTGTCCCCGGTACTTGAGCAAATGCACAATGAGGTTTTAGAACCTATGACGCTTCGCACTTTTGATATTTGTTTGAGACATGGGTTGTTTCCGCCTATGCCGGAGGAGATTGACAAAAGCGAATTAAAAGTATCCTTTATTTCTATCTTGGCCCAAGCCCAGAAAATGGTTGAAATACCTGCTATTGAGCGTACAGTTGGATTTGTTGGTAATCTTGCTGCTGCTCAGCCTGAAGTGCTTGATATCATCAATCTTGATGAAGCTGTACGAGGTTTTGCAGAATCTACTGGTGTCAAAGAAAAGATAGTACGTGATGAAAACGAAGTAGCTGAACTTCGCAAACAACGTGCTCAGGCACAGCAGGAACAAATGCAAGCTGAACAGATGGCTGCTGCTGCGCCTGCTGTTAGAGATTATGCTGATGCGGCTAGGTTGATGAGTGAAACACCTGCTAATGGTGGTAATGCATTAGATCAATTGCTGGGAGGCGGGATTTAATGAAAAACAAAAAAATGAATATGCTTGCACAACAAGCGCTGGACGACTTGGACGTTATTATGCGGACCGAGAACGGACGGCGTTTTATTTATGCCATTTTGGAAAGCACAGAGGTCGAAACAGCGGTTTTTTCATCTGAGCCATACTTCAATGCCTTCTTATCAGGTAAACGTGCTGTAGGCGTTGATTTGTTAAAGAATATCCGGATGCTGAACGATGGGCATTCTTTAGAGATGCTGATGCGTAATGAAGCAGAGAGCGCTAGACACCCTCCTGATTTAGAAGATGATGACCTTTTTAAAGTAGATAACGACATAGCGGAGGTAAGACATGAATAAGTTTACACAAATGTTTTTTGAAGCAGATGGTGCTGGTGGAGGCGGTGAACCTGCTCCTTCCGGCGACCCGTTTGTAACAGAACCTGCTCCGGAAGTTGAACCGAGTGGAGAGCCAATGCCTGCAGGTGACGGTGATCCTGTAACTACACCTAAAAATGTATTTGATGATCCTGTGCAAGAGCCTGTTGTTCCTGATAAATATGAGTTCAACCTACAGGAAGGGCTGGAACTTTCGCCTGAACTGGAAGCTGATTTTACAGCGATTGCTAAAGACGCAAAGCTTACTCAGGAGCAGGCTACTAAGCTGATTGATTTGCATAGCAAAGTAGTTTTAGACGTTATGCATAAGCAGGAGGAAATTGTAGACGGTTGGACTGCTGAATGCCAAAAGCAGGGGCTTATTTCTCGTGAGAACATTGCTGCTGCTAAATTAGCTGTTAATACTTTTGGCGGTGGTGAGGCTATGCAGGTACTTGTAAATACAGGTGCGGCCAATCATCCGGCAATACAAAAAATGTTGCAAAATATTGGAGGCTTGCTTATGGAAGACCAACCGCCTGATGGGCAAGCACCTAAATCTAAGGAACTGGACGACGCCGAGTTGTTTTTCCCCGGCGGCGGGTTCAAATAAAAATATTAAGGAGTGGTAAATAATGCCAGATTTGACAGGTTTCGCAACCCTTCAAGACTTTGCGTCTCGTCAAGGGTTCGACAAAAAGTATCAAAGAATTATTGAACTGCAAACCAAAACAAATAAGATTTTAAAAATTATGCCGTTCAAAATGTGTAACTCTAAGGACTATGAGGAAGCTACATTGCGTTATTCTCTGCCGGAAGTAGCGTGGAGAATGATTAACCGCGGGACTAAGCCGAGCAAGTCTAAAACTAAGCAAGTATCTTTTACTTGCGGTGAGATGGAAGCGCTGGCTGAAATCGACGAAAAACTTGCACGAAAGAACAATATGCAGGCTTCTTGGATGATGAGCGAGAATGCTGCTTTTCTTGAAGCAATGAACCAAGAAATGGCGACTACGCTTTTCTATGGCGATGAGAAAATCAATCCTGCAGGATTCACTGGTTTAGGCGCTTATTTTTACAGTAAGACTAATCAGGAAGATATTTGGGCAGACCAAATCATTGATTGTGGTGGCAAGGGTGATAACCTGACTTCTGTATGGTTTGTAGGCTTTGGAGAGCAGCAGGTATACGGCTTGTTCCCAGAAGGCGACACTGCAGGCTTTACTCATGAATATTTGGGTAAACAAAAAGTAACAAATGATAAAGGTGAGGTATTCTTTGCTCATACCAATAAATATAATTGGTCCATGGGCCTTGCGGTTAAAGATCCTCGTTATGTTGTGCGTTTGGCCAATGTTGATTTAAAAGATCCTGCTACTACTACAATCTTCGACAAATTGATCGAGGGTTATTATCAGATTGAAAACCCTGATAATGTCAATTTGCAGATCTTCTGCAATAAGCAGTTTGAGGCTTTTATGGCTAAGGCTGCACGTAATGACAAAAATACTATGCTGTCTATTGATACAGTTGAAGGAAAACCTGTTGTTAATTTCTGGGGCGTTCCGTTCCAGCGTTGCGCAGCTATTCTGAATACTGAATCTCAGCTTGTTTAAAAAGGAGGAATATAAAATGGCACGTATTGATGCTCAATTATTGCTGTCTGAGAATCAGGCCGTTACCGGCGCAAGCGCAAACAGCAATGTTATTGATTTAGGAAGTACAGGCGGGTTTATGCATCCGCTGTACTTTGACGTAAAACTGACCACACCAATGACTTCCGGCAAGATTACTAAGGTTAAAGTACAATCTGCTGTAACTGAGGGGTTTGATAGTCCTGCTGATGAGGTTGAGGTAAGTGTACCTGATTCTCTGATTCAAACAAGGGCTTGTACTGTGGCACAATTCTTTTCTCCAATCAAATATGGTAATCGTTATATTAGATTGGTTTACACAGCTAGTGAGGCTGTGGGTGGCAAGGTCTTTGCTTATATGACTGACGGCATTCAGGTAACTTTATAATGGCTACTTACAAAGTAAAGCGTAATTGTTTTACTTTGGGTCGTATGTATAGACGTGATGATATTGTAACGCTTGCAGATAATATTAAGGTTCCTGAACATTTTGTGAAACTTAATAGACCAGCAGCAGTATCTTCCAGTAATGACGATCCGCGTTATCTCCAATATGAAGCAATGAACTTTAATGATTTAAAAGAATTGGCCAAAGAACAGGGAATAAAAACAAGTCAGAAATCCAGGGAAGCTATTATTAATGAATTAGTGGCACTGGCGCAAGATTAAATCAGCCGGGGGCATATGTCCCCGGCTTTCTTTATAACAGAGGTGAAATTATGGATAAGGTTGAGATTTGTAATATTGCACTTAATCATATAGGCGTAGCTACAATAGAACGACTTGACGAAGCCAGCGAACCGGCACGAGTATGCCGTCGCTGCTATGACTATGTTAGACAGGCCGTGTTAAGGAAATTCCCCTGGACATTTGCTACAAGAAGTGTACAGTTAGCTGCTATTCAAGATGTGCCTCCTAACTGGAAGTATGCATATCGTTATCCTGCTGATGCAGTATGCCTGAGAATGATGTATAACGAGCATTTTTGTGGCTTGCCGAGGGATAACCAATATAAAATCGTTTCGGATAAACAGGGGAAAGCTATTTATACTAATATCGGCAATGCCTGGATTGAATACACTGTAGATGTTACCGACGCAGATTTATATGATGCTCAATTTGTAGAAGCATTTGGTTGGAAGCTCGCTGCAGAAATTGCTTATGCGTTGACTGGCAAATTGGATTTAACGCAGATGTGTATCCAGGCTTATAACGCTTATTTTGCAGAAGCCAGCTCTACTGACGCTGATGAAGAACATTTGCTGGATCCGCACATTGACAGATTAGCGGCAGCAAGATTTACGGGGGCATAATTATGGCACTCTATCAATTAAAATCAAGTTTTGCCGGCGGTGAATTGTCGCCGTCTATGTATGGACGTACTGATATTGCTAAATATGACAGCGGAGCTGCTGTTTTAAGAAATTTTTTCGTTCTGCGTTATGGTGGCGCTGCTAATAGACCAGGCTTTAAGTTCATAGCGCAGACTTATAATAATAAAAAGGCTGTGCTAATACCATTTATGTACAGCACAGATCAAAATTATATTGTTGAAATTACTGCTGGCAGATGCCAGTTTTATACAAATGGTGGTATTGTTGTTAAAGAAGATGGCACACCATATAGCATAGAAAACTTTTTTTCTGATAAAGATTTAGAAGATGCCGCAAAAATAAAATATACACAGAGCGCTGATGTTCTTTTCATTGTTCATCCTGAACATGCGCCAATGACACTTGTAAGATATGGCAGTTTAGACTGGCGCTTTGAGACAATGGATATTACAGGTGGACCGTTTGATTTATCTAATTATAGTGGGTCAAGTGTAATAACTAAAACTTTAAAGTGGTCAGCACCAGGGAAATATACACTTAATATTTCTGATAAAACAACTACAATGAGATTAATTGTTGCTGGTGGTGGCGGCGGTGGGGGTGGTTTTTCTCGTTCTACAGGCGGGACTAATGCAGGCGGAGGAACAGGCGGTAGAGGTGCTTTGATTATAAAAGATGTTTCGGTGGTTCCAAATACATCTCACGAAGTTATAGTGGGTGCAGGTGGTAAGGGTGGAACAGGAACTGTTAGTTATGAAGGAACATGGTCGTCTCCTGGAACTGATGGTGAATCATCATCTGTATTGGGGATTGAAGCTAGAGGTGGCGGGGGCGGCAGCGGCGCACTTGGCGGAAGAACTGGCAGTGATAATTCGCATGATGTTGTATATGGAACTGATGGTATTTCTTACGGAGACGGTGGAGCAGGTGGTGTTACAGGCAGTAAAGGAACAGGGGAAACTTTAAATGGTAAAAATGGTTCGCCGGGGTGGGTTATAGTTGAGTATGGTTTTCCTATTGGTGATAATACTACAGTAAAAGCTTCTGATGTTTATGGAGATATAACTGTAACTTCTACCTCTAGTATTTTTTCAGAAAGTGATAAAGGACAACTTTTTGCCCTAACTCATTTTTTAAAAACAGACTACAAAAAGGGGATTCCAAGTAATAATGGAGAAAATTTACAGGTTAGTGTATTGCCAAAATCTAATGTCTATGTAGAGAGTTTCGGATTTTGGAATGGTAATTTTAGTTTGGAAAAATATGATCCTGTTTCTTTAAAATGGGTGAACATAAGAACACAAAGCGGGAACAGAAGCCAGAATTATAGCTTGACTGAGGAGAACACGTCTGAAAGTATTGCTAACTACAGAGTTACTTCTACTGAATTTAATACAGACGTTTGGAGCGGTGAAAATGAGAAGCAGAGAGGTTATATAACCATTCAAAGCATCGGGGGAGATTATACGGGGCATGTATTGATTACTGAATATGTTAGCCCTACAGTAGTTAAAGGGACTGTAAAAAAACAGTTGGCTTCTACAGATGAAACCCGTGATTTTGCTTTTGCTGCTTGGAATGGTGAAAAAGGGTATCCTTCTGCAACAGGCTTTTATGAAGACAGGTTAGTCTTTGCGGGAAGTAAAGGATTTCCGCAGACATTCTGGACAAGCAAAACAGGAGACTATTATAACTTTGGAACAAGCATACCGTCTGCCGATGATGATGGAATTACGGCCACTTTAAACGGTGGACAAATGAATGGCATTAAGGCAATTATAGCTTTTGGTGAAATGCTGCTGTTAACAGCCGGCGGAGAATTTAAAGTAAGCGGCGGAGGTAAAGCCATTACAGGAGGCAATGTTTTAAGTCAACCGCAGGAATATAGGGGTGTGTCAGATGTTAATCCTGTCACTATCGGCAGCAGGATTATTTATGTGCAGCACCAGGGCAATATCATACGTGACCTTGCTTACAGCTATGATGTTGATAAATATACCGGTGATGATTTAAATTTATTGGCTTCGCACTTGTTTGAAGGGCATAAAATAATATCTATGACCTATCAGCAGATACCTAACAGTATTGTTTGGTGTGTGCGTGATGATGGTTTGCTGTTAGGGCTTACCTACATAAAGGAACAGGATATCTACGCATGGCACCAGCATACCACGGCAGGCGGGAAGTTTGTTAGTGTATGTAATATCGGAGGGTCAACAGAAGATAAGTTATATGCAGTAATTGAGCGTGGCGGGCAGTATTATGTGGAAATAATGGAAAGCCGTGATAAAAGTACTAATGTAGAGGATCAGTTTTTCGTCGATAGTGGGATAACCTATGAAGGAGAGCCAACCGATGAAATATCAGGTCTTGAGCATTTAGAAGGGTATACTGTGGCTATATTAGCAGATGGAAATGTACTTCCTCAGCAAACTGTAGAAAACGGCAAGGTTCTTCTTGGAAATAAGTATAAGAAGGTACATGTAGGGCTGCCTATAGATGCGGAAATAAAAACACTGCCTATAGATTTTACAGCTCAAGATGGCACATATTTAAGTCGGAAGAAACGAATTGCTACAGTTACATTATTACTTAAAGATAGTCGCGGTGGATTGTTTGGAATGAAGGAGAATGAATTAGATGAATTTAAATGGCGCAGTAATGAAGCCTATGGGGAACCGATTAGTTTACAAACAGGTAAATTTAAAGTAACGATCAAGTCTGCCACTTATGATGAAACTCAGCAGATAATAATTAAACAGCCTGACCCGCTGCCGATGACTGTATTATCTTTGATTCCGGAAATAGAAGGGTAAGGTGTATTATGGCAAAGTATGAATTTGTAAAGCCAACAAGGGCAGATGCTGAGTATATAGCGGCTAATCTTAAACCAGATAATTACAGTGAGCTATTTTGTGCTATTGGTCCTAACGCTCTTGATGATATTTTAGATGGATTGAAGCACAGTGATGAAATCGGCTGCCTGCATATCAACGGCGTACCCGCTGCTGTATATGGAGTGAGAAAAGCTTCGATAATGAGCGACGAGGGTCGCGTATGGCTGCTTATGACGAAGGAAACGGAGAACCACAAGGTATTTGTCGGAAGGCAGACTAAAAAGGCTGTAAGAGGGCTTTTAAAGAGATACGACAGGTTATATAACTGGGTCAATGTTGGAAATGATAATATAATGCGTTGGCTTAAATGGCTTGGCGCAGAAATACATGAACCAGCGCCGCATGGAGTTTATAATCTGCCGCATCACTTTTTTGAGTTTAGAAAGGATGATGAATAATGGGCGTAGCGGCAACAATAGGCGCCACTCTTTTGGGTGGCTTTATTTCGGGCAGAGCGCAGCAGCAGCAATATAATGCTGCCGCTCAACAGGCAGAGGTAAATGCTCAGATAGCGAATCAGAACGCAGATAAACTGCAGGCACAGGCTGAAGAACAGTCTAAGTCAAATACTATCAACGAAGAAAATAAACGCCGGCGTATGAACGCTATGTTAAGCCAGCAGAGGGCTAATATAGGCGCTTCCGGTATAACAGCTTCAGGCAGTGCGGCAAACGCTTTAGCTGACAGTGCGTATAATATGGAAACAGAGCTTGCTATTGAACGCTATAATTCAAGGCAAGGCGTTGAGAATATTTTTCAGCAGTCTACTGACCTTGTTAATCAACGTGATATCTATAATCAAAATGCACGCAATTACCGTAAAGCCGGCAAGCGTGCACTTATGAATAATATGCTTATGAGCGGGTTATCCCTTGCAGGTAGTTTATACAGTCCTAAGAGCGCAGGAAAGCAAGGTGCTTCCTCCGGTTCTTCAACTCCTAGTGTAACAACAGGTGCTACATATCAATTCAACAGTAGTGGAACTGGCTATAGACAAGGCAATTACAGTTATTTCCCGATGAAGCCGAAAACTTACTTCTAAAGTGAGTTGATGAAGAGAGCATAGTTAAGTAATACGGACTGTACTTGCATTAGTACGAAATGTATTATATAATAAACAAAAAGAGATAGCTTGATATTGGCGTGTCAGCTCTCTCCTGAATAAGTTAAAACTTGAAGAAAAGGCCGACTACACCGTTAGTGGGTCTTTTGTCTTATATAAGTAAAATTATTTACTTTTAGACAAAATGATAGCAACGAGTGTACCAAAGGTTACCATCAAAGATAATGCTTCGTATACAGTCATGCTATCACCTCCCTTGACAGGGAGAGAATCCGACTATCAAACTATCTCGGACAACATTATAACACACCTTTAAGCGCTTAACAATTTGTTAAAGCGCTTTTTCTATACCCAAAAGGAGGCTAGAATATGGCAATCGACATTTTCCAAGTAGGTGCGCAGTTAGGAGCGCCGGCAAGTAAAGTATCTAATGTCCGCTATGATAACAGCGGTCAGCAGGCTGTTGCAAGAGAATCATCCCAGACCGGTAGAATTATTCAGGCCGGTGTTGAGCATGTAAGAGAGCAGATCATAAGAACCGACGTTCTGCAGGCTAATAATGAGTATGTAAAACGTACTAACGATCTAAGAATGCAGTTGATGCAGAAAAAAGAAAAAGGCGCTCTTGACATTGTCGGTGAGTATGAAGCTGGTGAAAGAAAGATACGCAGCGAGCTTATGGCTCAAAGTCCTCAAAGCGTAAAGTACGGCAAAGGTGCTATGTTATTTGATTACAGCACCCAGCAAACTGATAATGCTAATCGCAGAGTTTTGGGGCAATACAGAGCGCAGCAGTTTGAAGCCTGGCAGAATACTACTTTTGCTAATTCTATAAATAGTTCTGTTCAAAAGGCTGTTTTATCTCCTAATGACCCTGCAGTTATAGCCGATGTACAAAAAGAAATTGATTACGCCATAAATTCCAGATATGGAACATATGGAAGAGAAAGGCTTGATTTAGAGTATAGAAAATGGACTGGAGTATTAGGTCAGGCGTTGATAGACAGAAGTTATGCTAATGGCGATATAAATACGGCCGAAGCTTATGTTGAAAAATATGGTCCTTATATGGATCCGGGCGTAACAAGTGCCTATGCTAAAAATGTTTATGCTCGCAAACAAGAAGAACGGCTGTTTAACATGGGACAGAACCTTTATGCTACTTTTGGTGAGGATGAAGGCGCTGCACGTGATTATATCTTTGGCGATAATTTTAAAACAGAGGTTGATGGTAAGGCGATTGTAAAAGCAGCTAGTGCAGATATAGGTAATAATTATGGTGAGAATACTTGCACTATTAGTATCAATAGATGGTTGAGATCTGCTGGAGCTAAAGAAGGAAATACGTGGGCGCCAACCAATATGGAAGATGCAAAGGACAATGGAGTATTTTTTACCCAACGGAATCAGCTTCGAAATGGTGATATTGTTTATTGGGATTGGGAAGATAATGACGACAGCGATCATGTAGGGGTTTATGATGCTTCTACAGGAAAAGTAATTCAAAGCGGTACGCATGGAGTTGCTGCTTTGGATTTAGATCATTATAAAGTTTTAGGTTTTGCTCATCCGATAAGCGATGCGCCTACGTTGGAAGATAGGCAGAAGGCCTGGAACAATTATGTGCAACAGAAAAATATTAATGATGCCATTAAAACTAATCAGCAAAATATGATCATAAAAAATATAGAACAAAGATTATGGGATAATTTTAAAACAGGTATTATTGATTCGCAGGATATGAGAAATATGGTTTTTAGTGCTTCTGGTGGAGATGCAGATGTAGAACGGACGTTATTAAAATTCGGTGATGATTTAATAGGCATTCAGACAAAAGCTGCCGCTGCGGTATCTAATAGTGGCATTTATAAATCAATCAAGGATGCAATTACGAATAGCACTGTAACACCAGCCGAAGCAGTATCGTTAATCAACCAAAATGCAACAGTCTTGGGTGAAGCAGATAGAAGCAGGTTATTGGCTTTTGCTAGAAATCAAGATCCAAGAAATAAGGATGTTGATAAACGTTTAGCTATTATAATTGATGAAACTATTGATGATAAAGTGGAACGCGGAGATTTGCAGGCTTTTCTGGATAATGCATTGCAAGATATTACTGACCCTGATGCAAGATTTGCGACAGGGAACGAAGTTCTAAAAGAGGCGTTTAAAAATCGTGCTATTTATAAAAGCTTTAACAGTAAGCAACTTGAATGGGGTTCTTTAAAGAGTAGCCTTTCACCTAATCTTTCCCCTTATATAGATATTTATCAAAAACGTAACGGCAATAATATTGATTTGGGAAGTGCAAAAACATTTTTTGGAGCTATAAACCCTAATGATTTATATCAAGTATCGGCATTGAAAAAAGTTACAGAAGAAAATAGGCCTATGGATATCCAGGAGCTCAATAAGCAGATTGCTGCTATAGCTTTGAGCAATGGTGTAGATGCAGCTCCGCATTTACTGGAGATGCCACAGCAGAATGAAACCGCAGTACAGCAAAATGAAAGCACTCCATGGTTCAGTGATTGGGGAGCCAGTGAGCGTACTGGTTTGGCAGCAATGAATTTCAGTGATGCTATTGAATCTATCAAACAACGTCACTTAGCGGCATTAAGAGGAGAAATTAACGAGGAGTGGTAATATGGCAAGGTCTGTATTGTACGATGTAGCAGCGGCAGGAAAGTTTATACCAGACGATTTAAAGACTAAAGCATTACAAGGAGCTAATGCAAATAATATATCGCTTCAAATGGCAGCTCGTAATCCTGATTATTATTTACCTAAAAACTTTGATTATGACTGGAATAAATATGAGAAGATCGCACCAAGAACAGCAGAGGCGTTAAAAGACCCTGTGCTTATGAGCATTGCCGGTACTAAAGCTGCAGAATTTTGGGGCGAGCAAGAAAATAACTGGAAAAGTATTACAGCGCTGAAAAATGGTTTTAAGAATGTTGCTCGCAGCGGTTATGGTGCAGTTGCACTGCTTGCTGATTTGGGTGCAGATAAAAAAGATGTTGACTTGACAACGGAATCCAAGGTTTTTAGCGCAGATACAATAGGACGGCTTTTGTATGCTGTCGGTGGAGATAAGCTAAAAACTATTGGTACTGAAGCTAAACGCATTGGTGGCAGTGAAATATTTAAGCCGGAAGAAGTAAAGGCTGAAACTGCGGCAGGCCAGTTTTATTATGACTTACTGCAGAATGCACCACAATTAGCGGCACAGGTCGGCGTCGCAATCAGTACAGGCGGCTGGAGTGCTGCTGCTTTTATGGGCAGTCAGATTGCAGGCGGCCAATATTTAGATCTTACTGAAGCTGGGGTATCTAATGACAGAGCCAGAGCTGCGGCGTCTTTAAACGCTGTTGCACAGTCTGCTCTTGAAAAAGTGGGCTTGGGCAAAGTCATGGGAGCAGGAGCAAGAGCCGCTAAAATCGCAACTATGGGCGGTAAGGCCAAAGAAGTTTTTAAAACTGCATTGACAGAAGGCATTACTGAATGGATTCAGGAATACCCGGATGCTGCTGCTGAAATATGGGCTAAAAATGCGAATCTTTCCACTCAAGAGCAAATACTTAAATTTTATCATGAATTTGGAGAAATCACTAAAAGAGGCGCTTATTCCGGTGCTATTGGTGCGGTGTTTGGTGGTCTTGGAGGTTCGGTAAGCATTGCCGTAGACCGTAATGCAAATAGAGTTATGCAGGAGCAGGCTGTACGTACTGCGGAAACGATGAAAAACAGTAAGGACGTAGATATTACCGCCAGCAAACTAGTACTGAACCAAACGACAGAAGAAAAGGCTTATGTAGATGCTGAAACCCTTTTTACATATGCGCAGGCAAATCCTAACCTGGATGTAAAAGATACCTTTGGTATAGAGGTTTCTGAACTGCAGGCGGCTGCTGTTCGTGGTGAGGATATTGAAATGCCAATGGGTACGTATTGTGCGGCAGAGGCTCAAAATCCTGGCTTTTTCCAGGCTGTAAGCAATAACGTAGCTTTTGAACAGGGTGGTTATACAGAAGAACGCGCCAGAAATAAAAAAGCTCTCCAAAGCGCTTATAAAAAAGCGTTGGAGAACGACGAGGAATTTAGAACTGCAGTTGATACTTTTAGAAATGAATTGACTGAAGCGGGACTAAATCAAAAGGAAACAGGTGACGTCCTGGCTATTTTAACCAGCCGTGCTATGATTGCTAATCCTGATGACCCTATGCAGTATTTCAGAGATAACCCTTTAAGCTTCAAACGAGTTGTCAGCACTCCTAATGGCCGGTATATGCAAACTAAAAGTGCTAACGAAAAATTGCTTGAGGATGAAAATAACTTTTCTGGTATCGTAGATGAATATAAAGCCGGTACGTTGAACGAAACGAAACCATATAAGGTAATGACTACGCCGCTTGCGATAAACCTTGCAGGCGGTAAAATTTTGCCTGTAACTATTGACGGTGGCAGGATCAACCATATTTTTGAAAAACACTTTGATGGTATGACACCGGACCTTTTGAAACAATTACCACGGGCATTTGCTGATCCTATAATGGTATTAGATTCTTATTCAGGGCGGAAGGTGGTAGTGCTGGATTTGAAAGATGCGCAAGGCTCTACTATCATTGTTCCACTTGATCTTGATGTAAGCCGTGACCGTTATAAAGTAAATGCCATTAACAGCGCTTATGGTAAAGGCGGTGCTAATGGCACAAATTATAATTGGTTTATTGAGCATAATATCAAAAAAGGCAGAGTTGTATATGTAAATAAAGAAAAAACCGCCAAGTGGTTACAGTCTGATAGCAGCGATTCCGCTATCAAAGGCACCGACCTTGACGGTTTTCTTAATAATAGTATACCAGATGAAAATGCACTCCGCAAGAGACGAGAAGAAATGCAGGGATACTACCAGACCGCTTTTCACGGAAGCCCACATAAATTTGAAAAATTTGATTTGGGATCTGTTGGCACAGGAACAGGTATACAGGCCCATGGATGGGGTTTGTATTTTGCTTTCAGCAAAAATACTGCTAAACGGTATAGGGATAGATTGAAAGGACGCCGTGATACATATACTGGCGAAGGCTCTCTAGTTGAGGTTGAAATCCCTGAAAATGATGTATTACTTGATGAAAATAAATCTATTGAAAAGCAACCGCCTAAAGTACGCGAGATTATTAAAGCTGAATTAGAAAGAATTGGTGGGAGTGCGAATAGCGGCAGAAGCTTTTATAAAGAATTAATGTTTGAGATGAAAAGGAGGGGGGCGGAAAATCCAGCCAGAGCAGCATCTGAACATTTAAATAAATTAGGGATAAAAGGCATTAAATATGTTGGAATGGTAGATGGAGAATCATATGTAATTTTTGACGATCAGGCAATAAAAATAATCAACAGTTATAATCAAAAAGTTAATAACGATAAAAAAGGCGCTATCACCTGGGACGAAGAAGGCAAAGCAATTATCAGCCTGTTTGAAGGTGCTGATATGAGCACTGTTATTCATGAAGCTGTCGGACATTACTTTATTGAGAATCTCATGCGTGAAGGGGCTCTCCCTAATGCTACAGAGCAGATGAAAAAAGACCGTCAGACTATGCTTGATTATGCAGGTGTAACTAAAGACTGGGATAGCTTGTCGCAGGAAGAAAAAACAGCAGCACATGAACGCTGGGCAGAGGCCGCAGAAACTTATATGCTTGAAGGCAAGGCGCCCTCAAAAGAGCTGCAGCCGGTATTTAACAGGTTCAAAAAATGGCTGCTTGCTATTTATAACGCCGTTTTTTCGGATAAGCGCAGTAAAAATGCTGTTCCAATCAACGATGAAGTAAGGCAGGTTTTTGACAGGATGCTGGCAAGTGAAGAGCAAATATCAGAAATGGAGCGTATTGACGGTTATTTTTCTGCTTTGCCAGATGTTGTGTTAGATACACTTTCAGAACCACGCAAGCAAATGCTGCGTAATTTTGCTGCTAAAGCTCACGATAAGGCAGTACAGTTATTAACAAAAGAAAGCCTTGTTAATTTCAATCAGGAGCGTAAAGACCGGATTCAAAAATATCGTGAAGATGTAGAGCCGCAGGTCAAAGAAGCGATTGCAAAACAGCCGTTATATATGGCTTCGGAGCAGATACTTGATATTGCATCTGATTTAAAAACAGCGAAGGGCGTAGCTAACAGATATTTAGAAGGTAATTTTGATGAAAGTAAAATGGCAACTTTTGATATGATAGCTGAAGCTAATGGTTTTACTTCCGGTGACGAGCTGGCTAAAACGATTATGTCAGAACCATCTTTTAATGGTGCGGTTAACAGACATATTGATGAAATGGTGCAAGACGCCTTCCCTGATATTTACAAAGAGAGAGGGCTTGCTGAAGAAGCTGCACGTGATGCTATGTATAATGACGAGAGCGGTCTTTTGATAAATACAGAAGCACAGCTTATTGAGGATAAAGCACAAGGCTTGTTAAAGGGTCAGCGTGATGCTGAAACTCTTAGAAAACTTGCTGTTGCACGCAGGCAAACAGCTAAAATCCAGGCGCAAATGGACCTGCAGAATAGAGTAAAATTAAAGGAGGCTTTGAATACCCAAAAGTATATTACTGCCGAAAGAAACGCTGCGGCTAAAGCTGCTGTGGCATTGGAAAATGATGATTATTCTGCTGCGGTCCGATATAAAAACGTCCAGGCGTTTAATCATGCTTGTGTAGTTGAAAGCGTAAGACTGCGTAATCAGTATGCTAAGTGGCAGAATTATTTCAGGAAGCAGGCTAAAGCTAAAAGGGAAACGTGGGGTAATGAAAGAAACTTTATTCAAGCAGCAGCAATTATGGAAAGGTTCGGTTATAAGCGTAAAGATTATTCTGATTTTGAAAAGACAGAAACTTTATCAGACTATCTGAATGATATGGATGATCTTTATGACAATGTTGCAGTTGCTGATTGGATAATGGATGAGAATGTTAGCATTACAAATCCTCGTGAACGTATGACGGCAAGCCAGCTTGAAGATATAGTAAATGCGCTTAAAAATATCAAAGCGATCGCTAAACAGGAAATGAGTATCAATGCTTTACAGAAAGGTGCTACATATGCTGAATTTAAAGCTGAAGCACAGGACACACTTAATAAGCTGAAAACTATCTGGAAACCGCAGGTTGGCGTTGCACAGCAGCCTACAGTAATGGAGAAGCTAAAAGCATCTTTGCGCAGTACGGACAATCTTTTTGAAATGATGGACGACTGGCAGTATGGATTTTTTAGCAAACATTTTGGCGCAGCTATTCGAGAAGCAGCCGATAATGAAACAAGAAAAGTTTTAGAATATGAGGAAAAAACAGCGCAGGCTTACAGGGAATGGCTGCCGGATAAAGCTGCAGAAAAGGCGGCCGATTATCAGGAAAAATATGACGAGTTAGGTACTTCTGTAGATAAGCACGTTTTATTAAAAATGCTTATGAATTTAGGAAACGAGAGCAGTGCCAGAGTATTGTGCAGCACTAGACCGGTAGGTTTTGAAAATTCTGCTTTGTGGGTAGATGGCGATATCGTGCAGACTAAAATCAATTTGCTTGATTTCTTAGGGCGTAATCTTACTGAAGCGGATATAAAATATGCACAGGCTAAGATAGACATTGCAGAGATGTACTGGTCTGAAATGGAAGCTCTTGAAACTCGTTGGACAGGTTTTAGTCCTAAGAAAGTAGAAGCGTCGCCTGTAGAGCTGACGTTAGCAGACGGCAAGACTGTTGTTATGCGTGGTGGTTATTTCCCGCTAATGCGTGACGGTGATACTGGTTCTAAACACGCGGGGCAAGAAATTATTTCGGATACCGACCCCAGACAAGGCCGCAATATTAGAACAATGAGCACCAGACGAGGCCATTTAAAAGAACGTGTTAAGGCTAAATATCCTGTTAATCTAAAACGTGGAGCAGAGTTTAATGTTGCTATGGATGCGATACATGATCTGTGTTTCCGTGAGGTTATGGGCGATTTCCGCAAAATTATGAACGATCAGGAAATGTATACTCTGATTAAAGAAAAATTAGGCCTGGCCGATTTCTCCGCCTTTAAAGAATATCTTGAACGTGCGGCAAATCCTCAAGGTACTAACAGCGGTTCTGTTGGTGAAAGCTGGATGGGCAGTGTTGCTAATTGGCTTAGGGCTCGTACTGTAAATGCTGCTATTATGCTTAACCTTAAAACTGCCGTTCAGAACTTGGGTAATCCCTTGCTTTACGGTAATGTTGTAGATGGTTTTGGATATAGTGATGTCGTTGCCGCTGTGAGTAATTACAGTATGAATATGCAGCTTGCAGAGGGATATAAATCGGCTAAGGAATTTGTTTACAGCAAAGCCCCTTGGATGAAAGAAAGGTCTGTGCTTCCTGATATTTCCCTGCGGGATATGAAAGAAATGGAAAGCCTGAATCCTATAGAAAAGAAAGCTGTTGAATTTGGCACAAGATTACTGGTCGCTACTGATAATCTTTCGGCTATTCCGGTATGGATGCAGGCGTATGGCAAGAAAATAAGGGCTGGTGCAGGCGAAGCAGAAGCTGTGGATTTTGCCAATACGGTTATTAGACGTACACTTGGCAGCAGCAGAGTTACGGATGTTGCACCGCTTTTGCGTGGTGGGCCTATGCTTAAACTGTTTACTACCTTCCAAGGCTTCTTTAATACACAATATAATCAGTGGGCCAGAGAGTATAATATCTTCTTAAAAGAAAAAGACATAATGCGTCTTACTTCGTTTGTAGGAGCTAAGTTTGTAATGTTTGCTTTTATAAACTTGATGTTGTCGGCCGAAGATCCATTTGAAGAAGATAAGGATGAATATCAAAAGATATCAAAGGAACTGCTTACTTACCCTATGAGTTTAGCCGGACCGGTTGGGCAGGTTGGTAATGCTATCTGGAGCAGGGCTTTAGGCATGCAGACTTACGGGTATAGAATGACTGCAGTACAAGGCACGATAGAGCAAATGGAACGTGCTGCCGGTAAGGTGCAAAAGGTTTACCAGGACAAAGCAGATTATGACGAATTGGTTGAGCCTACTGCTACATTTGTTGGAACAGCATTAGGCGTGCCTGCACAGTTAAACAAATTATTCTTTAACGGATATGATATCTTGTTTAACGGTATGGAGCCGGAAGTTGGCGACATCTTTAGACGTCGGCCGAAAAAAGAACGGTAAAAGAAAAATACCCCCTCAAATTTGAGGGGGTTATATTTTCGCTTCTTTGTCATTAGAAGCTTCAAAATATTTAAAATCATCATCTAAAAAGGCTTTGTATAAATTTCTATCCCAAGATTCAACTAATAAGTCAAATGGCGAACTGCCAAAGTTTTTGGTTATTACTGGTGGTCTTGAGATAAACATAATTGAAAAATGAGTATTATTTATATCCAAAGAAAAAGTTTTAAGGAATTGGTTTGAGGTATTTTGACCTTTTCCATATATTTTGCTGATTTCTTTTTTTATTTTTTCAAATTTTTCTAATCCATCTTTTTCGTCTTTTACATCCAATCTGGCTGTTATCTTATACAATTTATTATCCAAAAAAGAGAGCTCTAATAAAGGCGCATCGTATATCAACGGTATATTATAATAAGAATTTGCATTTGTTTGAAACAAATAACTTTTATGTTTTTGAGATTTTATAAGACTGTTGGGATATTCATCATAATATATTAGGGTGGGTAAAGTTTTAATTTTTTCTAATGAATCACCAAAATTTAAGCTTTCAAACTTAGATGTGCTATATGGGTCAACAACAAGAGTCGAGGGAGTGTGTATATTACTTTGAGGTATAGTATTATTTTGTTTTTTTTCAGTGGTGCATCCAAAGATAAATATGGATAAAAATATTATAAATAAAGTAATAATTCTTTTCATAATATTCCTTCTTACGTTTTTCACAATTATATCACATTTATAAACAAAAATAAAACAGCCCGTAGGCTGTTTTAAAGTTAAGGTTTATTAAGGTATTCTTCTATGAATTTATTCAAGTCATTATCTTGATTGTCTACTATTATATATAAATCATCAATAATAGAATGTTTTTTTGAATCTGTAATGAATTTAAACTGACCTGAAATAAAAGCAAAAAGTCCGATTACGACTTCACTGTCTCTGAAAAATTTGAAAAGCAAATAACCATTCTGTGAAATAGGATCAATTGCGGTGAAATATGATTCCTGTTCTAAAAAATTATAATCATTGAATTGAGGGAAAAAGCTCAAAATAAAATCATCTATAATAGGATGAGTGGAATTAAAATAGCTGTCTTTGTCTAAATCAATTTGATTGCCGTTATTATCCGAGCATAAAATTGAACCTTTTAAGTCCTCTGGAATCGTTTTTATGAATGGAACACGTTTGACTTTAGGAAAGATATCCCAGTGAAGCAAAGAATTCTGTGTATCGTATATTAGTTTTTCTACTAATTTATAGACTTTAGAGTCAGACTTTGATTGAGTATCTAAAAGCAGATAATCTAAAGTTACATTAAATAATTCTACAAGTTTTTTTAATAATTCTGGATCGCTAGGAATACTTTTTCCCGTCTCGTAGTAACTAACAATTCTCGAGGATACTCCTAACTTTGTAGCTAAATCTTTTTGGGTCATACCCTTGGCTTCACGGAGTTTCTTTAGATTTTCACTGAAAGACATATTAATCACCACCTAAAGCAATTATAACAATAAGAACCATAAGACACAATATTTTTCTCAAAAAACATCAAGACGTATATTGACATAACTAACGTATTACGTTAAAATTAAAATCAACAAACGAGAAAGGAGCATTAGAGATGAGGCCAACAATTGATTTTAAAGGTGATCTTGGAGCAGTACTTAGATACCACTGTACAAAAGTGGGCATTAGTATTGCTGGCTATGTCAAGGGGTTAGTGTATGATGATTTGTTAAAGAAGTATCCTAACTTACTTGATGAAACAAAAAAAGAAACTGTCACACGCTAACCGACCAAAGTTACCATGACAGTTTCAAACCAGAAAGGCGTACGGAAAACGTACTATTTCTTAGAATAGTATAGCATTTTTACGTATGCCTTTCAAGATATTTATTTTGGGAGGCATATTTTTATGAAAAATGAACTGAAGATTTTTGAAAACAAAGCTTTTGGTAAAGTTAGAGTAATTGAAAGAAATAATGAGCCTTGGTTTGTAGGTAAAGATGTTGCAGAGGCGCTGGGGTATAGCCAACCAGCTAAAGCAATTAGGGAACATGTAAAGGATACTCATAAAGGGGTGTCTGAAATGGACACCCCCGGAGGCAGGCAGCAAATAATAATTATCGACGAAGCTGGATTATACTCATTAGTCCTTCGTTCAAAATTGCCAGCTGCTGAAGCTTTTCAGGAATGGGTAGTTGCTGAGGTAATTCCTTCTATTCGCAAAACTGGGTCGTATTCTGTAAATCAGGAGATAAAAGCTAGAGAAGTAGAAGCTCGCTTAAATAACAGTCGTGCAAGAGTTGCATCGACATTCCTTAAAGTTGCTCAAATGACTGATCTGCTAGAATACAAACATATCTGCCAGCAGAAAGCAGCAGAGGTTTTGAGCGGCGTACCATTACTACCAATGCAGTCTATAAACGAAAATACTTTATCTGCTGATGAGGTCGGCAAAGAACTTGGAATCAGTGGTAATATGGTTGGCAGGATTGCGAATCAGCATAATTTAAAAACTGCTGAATATGGTAAATATTTTTATGACAAATCACGTCATTGTCAAAAACAGGTAGAAACATTTAGATATTATAGGAAGGTAATTCCAGTAATACAAAGTATTATTGATAATAAGAAAGTAGGAGCGTAATATAAAATAAGAAACACCCGCTCTCCGTGGAAAGATACGCGAGTGTTTCAAGCACCAGCCGAAGCTGATAACAATAGTATAGCAGTTTTCGGCTGGTATATCAAGGAGGATATACCATGAACGGAAACAGGTCGTCGTGTCCTGACGATAAAGCAGAAGCTGTCGCCAGATTTATACACGCAGTAAAAAATATGACTGAGAATGAGTTTGAATTAAAGTATATAAATGAAAGCGGTGATCCGAAAGTGGATGATTCGTCGAATGATGTAAAGTATTATCTTGAGGATTGGGTTATATATAATGATTGGATAGACGATTTTCTTATTGCCATAGAATCTTTGTGCGATAATAATGCAGCTGTTACAGCGCTTGTATCTTCAGTAATGACTTATTCTAAAAAGCAAGGACAATTAGAAGCAAAACTGGAAAAGCTTGGCATATCAGCAGATAATATCTTGGAAACTTATTGTAAATTATTTGAGAAATAAATTTTAAAAAGTTTCCGACAAAATACCCTTTAACAAGAGTTAAAATAGTAATGTAAGGTTATTGGATATGAGAGCAGAGGCGATGTAAAAAAATTAAAAATGTATCCGACAAAACCATTATAAAAATGAGTTAAAATAGTATCATAAAGTTAGTTAGAACTTAATAGAAAGCGCTTACTTCGGTAGGCGCTTTTTTATTTGGAAGGAGAGACGATTTATGGAAAATTTAGTGCAAATCATTGACAGGCAGGTAGTTGTTTCCAGTAGGCAGGTAGCGGAGCATTTTGGAAAACGTCATTCTGATGTAATTAAAGCTGTTGAAAAACATATCTTGGATTTGCAGGCAACCGGCGTAAAAGTTCGTTGGTTTGATGAACACCAGTACATTGACGCAAAAGGTGAGCAGAGAAAAGAATATCTAATGACACGTGATGGATTTTCTTTATTAGTTATGAGCTTTAATAATACTAGAGATGTTTTGCAATGGAAGCTAAAATATATTGCTGCTTTCAATAAAATGGAAGAATTGTTAAAAGAGCAGGAAGTAATTCCAAAAGATTTGCCGGCAGCTCTTAGAATGGCCGCTGAAATAGCAGAAAAAGCTCAGGCTCTACAAATTGAAAATACGCAGCAAAAGCAGATCATAAATGAAATGCAGCCTAAAGCAAGCTATTATGATTTGATTCTGCAAAACAACACTCTGATGTCGGTAACGCAGATTGCAAAAGACTATGGTATGAGCGCAAAGAAAATGAATAGCCTGCTTCATGAATTAGGTGTTCAGTATAAACAAGGCGGTATATGGTTTCTGTATGAAAAATATCAATGTGACGGATATACCCAAAGTAAGACTTTTCCTACTGCTGACGGTGAAAATAGATTTCATACTTATTGGACGCAGAAAGGACGCTTATTTATTTATCACTTATTGAAGAACCAAGGCGTACTTCCAGTTATAGAACAGGAGTGAAATTATGGATAAAGAGGCTATCATACAAGACCAAATAAATTTACTGTTGGAGGAGCAGAAGAAGGCTGTATCTTTGGACGAGAAGTTAAAGATAGCATCAACTATAGCCAGTATGTTAAATGCTACTGTAGTTAAAGATGCTCCGGCCTCAGCAAGAATATAGGGGGTGAGCATATGACTGTACAGAATACGATAGTTAAAGATATTTATGTTGGTAATGGAGCGACAACGAAATTCCCAATAACATTTCAGATGACGGATCATCCTGAATATATAAAAGTATATATTACAGGTGATGATAGCGTTGCCGTAGAAACGGAGAATTTTTCTGTTGATCTTGGAGCTAAAACAGTTACTTATCCAGCTAATGGCTATCCGCTGCCTGATGGTCATAAAATAACTATTTATCGTGAGCTGCCATTGTATCAGCTAATGAACCTGGTTAATCAAGGTCCGTTTTTTGCAGAGAATATTGAATTGTCTTTTGACGATCTAACTTTTATATGTCAGCAATTAAATGAAAAATTGAATAGAACATTATCTGCTGGTATTGATGTAAGTAATTTTAATAATACTTTTCCGGTAAAGGCTGGAATGAGTTTTAGAATCAATGATGCTGGTGATGGGCTTGTGCTGACGGAGGACCCTGCGAGAGTGTTACCTTTAGCTAAAGATGTATTAGAGCAAACGAAACAGGTCAAAGAGAGCGCCGTTAACGAAACAACAAATATTAAAAATACTGCAATCGAAGAGCTGACCGCTATAAAAAATGCTGCAGTAAATGAGACTACGGAAATAAAGGACGAAGCTGTTGCTGCTAAAAATACCGCTGTTGAAGCTGCGGCTACTGCGGCAGAAGATGCTGTTAATAACGTTCAAACGTTACTTGATGAAAAAGTGGCTGCCGCAGAAAACGCAAAAAGTGTAGCTGTTTCTTCTGCTGAATCAGCATTAGCAAGTAAAAATGCTGCGGCTGCATCACAGTCGTCTGCTGCTGCCAGTGCGGAAACAGCCCAGGCTTCGGCAGAATCAGCTTCTAGCAGTGCTGATGCAGCATTAGCAAGTAAAAATGCAGCATTAACAAGTGAGAATAATGCGAAAGCTAGTGAAACCAAATCTGCAAAAAGTGAAGAAAGTGCTAAGGCTGCTGAAACTGCTGCAGAAAATAGTAAAAAAAGTGCTTCAGATTCCGCTAGTGCGGCTTCTAGTAGTGCTGAATCTGCATTAGAATCTAAAACGTTAGCCGCAGCATCAGCAAATTCAGCTTCTGCGAGTAAGACAAGTGCAGAAAGCAGTGCTGAATCAGCAGCATCTTCAGCAACTACAGCTACAAGGCAGGCAGATAGAGCGCAGGATATTGCTGATAGCTTAGAAGGGTTAGCTGGTATTACTGGCATAGCAACAACAGAGGAAGCTATAGCTGGTGAATCTGATACTAAAGCAATGACTCCGTTAAAGACTAAAGAGGCTATAAAAGCACAAGTTCCAATTCAAACAATAATTGATTCAATATATATAGTAGGTCAAATAGTAGAATATGCATCTAATGTTAATCCTAATGATCTTTATCCATGGCAGACGTGGGAACAAATAAAAGATGTATTTACTTTAGCATCGGGTGATAAATATTCAATAGGTCAGACAGGAGGTGTTTCTACGGTGACACTTACTGTTGCTCAGATACCAGAACATATACATACTGCATCAGTTCAAAACGCATCTTTAACCGGGCGAATAAATGGGTCGGCCAATTCTTCTAATGGCTATAATAACAATCCGCTGTCTGGATCAGGGGTGTTCTCTGGATCAGGAGCTATTAATGGCTATGGAGAAGGTGGCGAATGGAATAGCGGTACAGCTACTTGGGCTGGATTGAATTTTGGAGGGACACATAATCATGATATCAGTATTGAGACTACTGGCGGTGGAGAAGCGCATAATAATATGCCGCCATATTTGGTAACCATAAAATGGAAAAGAACGGCCTAAAGGAGAGATAATAATGCAGGATTTAATTATATACGATAAAGATAATGTAATAGTGCAGTCAGAAGGTAAGGTGTATCAAGATACCACAATAAATTTTATAACAGACTATGGGGAAAAAGTGAATTATCAAACTGTTGATTATAACCGAACAACGCAAACTTGCTGGTTAAACGGTGAAGCATTTCAAGCGTATCCAAATACAATATGTGAGGATATTTTGAATAGCATTGATACACTTTTGGAAAAGCAGGGGAAGCGTGAATATATATTACCTACCCTTGATAAGCTTAAAGATATTAAGCTGTCAGAGGTAGATACTTGGACAGCAGATAAAATTAATGGCGGGTTCATATCTGAATGCACCGGTAAGCCTGTGAGGTATGATAGCGATAAAGATACTCAGCTTACGATGCAGGGAATTGCACTGAATGTCAGCACAGAACGTTTTGCAAACGAATATCCGTTAGGATGTCCAGTCCGGGGCTATAAAGAAGGGGAAACTGAAAAAACAATACAGTATCTTAACGCTGCTCAGGTATATACCTGGTGTGCTGATTTATCGTCTCATATAGGGGCTTGCAAGCAGCAAGGATGGATTAAACAGGCACAAGTAGAGGCGGCGTTAAGCAAAGAGGATTTGGACGCTATTATATTAGATTAGGCGGTGCATTGATATGGCAGAAGGAGATACTAGAAGAATTTTTGAACGGTTAGATCAAATGGGCCAGGAGATAACTAGGCTCGTTGTCTTGGGTGAGGCGAAAAACAGACAATGTGATCAGCAAGAAAAAACAATTGCCGATCACGAGGAACGTATAACAAACTTAGAATGTCAAAGCGGTTGCATACGCGGAAACGTAAGTTTATTGGCTTGGTTGGCGACATTAGCGGTAGCTGTTTATGGTGTAGTTATAAAGTGAATGATCAAAGGGATAAGTGATATTTATGTTTGAGAAAATAAAAAACTTAATAGTGAGTGCCAGAAATAAAGTAGCCTCAATGTCGCCAAAAATAATGGCTGTCATTGTAGGCTATTTTATTGCAGTCGTTTTGCTGGTACTGACCTATTACGCTGCGTGGATGTATATGTGGTTGTGGTTGGATAAGATTGTTATGTCTGATCTTCTAGCACTGATAAGAGAGGTTATAGGACCGGCTATGGTTGCATTTGTCACTTTCATAGCTACGAGTTTAGTAGATAAAGACGGGGACGGTGTCCCTGATAAGTTTGAAAAGAAAGTAGGAGATAAAAATGCTGAGTGAACATTTTAGTGAAAGTGAAATGAGCTGTCACCACTGTGGACAACTTCCTGATGGTGGTATTAGTGGAGTTCTGCTTGATGGGTTGGAAAGATTGCGTACTATTGTGGGTAAACCTATATATGTAACTAATGCATATCGTTGTCCAGAGCATAATGCTGCTGTAGGCGGTGTATCAAATAGCCAGCACGTACATGGAACTGCAGCGGATATCTATGTTGACGGTATGGGGGTATGGGAACTGGCGAATATTTGCAAACAGATTTTTGACGGTGTTGGGGAGTATTACGGTCAGGAGTTTGTGCATGTGGATATGCGTGACAATGGTAATTCTACCGGTGTATATCTTTGGGACGATCAGGAATAAATATTTGGAAGGAGGTGACTAATATGGAAAAACAGCGTATTTTGATTTGGGCTGGTATTGCTCTTGCGATTCTGGTAGGGTGCATTACTTATTACAATCTGTAAGATAAAAGCTAGCCACAGAATTAGCCTGTGCGTTGTTTTATCTCTAAAACACTAGGAAATATAAGTGGGAGTATAGAAAACGGCGCACAGGTTGATTATATTGAAAATAGAACTATCTTAATGATAATGAAATAGAATTTAATTTGAAAGAAGGGCAGAAAGTGAATGAAGAAAAACAAATCAGGTATAGCAAGTATCTTGTTATTAGTTTTGCCCTTATTGCTGTGCTTATCATTTTCTTTAAATTGTTTTGCGGAGGAACTTCCGGAAACAATAACGATGTCCAGGGAACAGTTCAACGAATTGCAGACGATAATAAACAGACAGGAAAATCTGTTGATAGAGCTATCGAACACGTTGGAACTGCAGCAGATGAACTCGAACGAGCTGAAGAAGCTAATCGAAGAGCAGCGTTTATCTTATCAGAAGATAAGGAGCGAGCTAATGCTTGCGCAGGAATCATTGTCGAACTCCAAAAAAACAATAGCAGAGCAAAACAAATCCTTGCAGACGTTGAGCGTTCAAATGAAACAGGAGAAGTCCAGAAGTGAATTAAAGCAGAGGCAGAAGGCCTTTTGGGGATTTGCAGGAGGGGTATTAGTAGGAGCTATAGCAGCGAGCAGGTGATTATATGGATACTTGCCGTTTGCAGGCAAGAGATTGGCTTTCGCAGTCCACACGAAAGGAATTTGAAGCAATCATTTCAGAAGCCAAACTAACGCCGCGGCAAATAGAAATTATAGAACTCAAATTTATTCACGATCTTAAAAACTATCAAATAGCAATGAAAATAGATACGTCAGTGCAAACGGTCGAAAGAGATCTGCAGCAGGCGTATAATTCAGTTAAGAGAGCATTAAAGGCAGTCACATAATAGTTGTGGCTGCCTTATTTTTTATGCCTATATTAGGGAATTATGAGGGAATGTTGACGGATTATAAGAGCTGATTTAACGGATAATATAGTTAAGATAAATGAACGGAGGCAAGACTATGAGTGGCAATATGAATTTAGGAATTACAAGCAGTTCTGTACTTACTACATATCCACAAACGATGACTTGCATTGTAGATGGAACAAATATTATTCAGGTTGATTTTTATGGGAACAGGCAGAAGATTGGAGTTACTCAAAATGCGTATGATGAGTTAGAAAAAATCAGTAATGAATATTATAACAAGCTTGTTGAACTTAAAGTAATTACCCAACCTAAAACACCAGAACAGCAGATGCAGGAGCAAACGGAACTTATGGCAGATATGCTGAAAGAAATGCAGAATATGAAGCGTGAAATCGAGGTGCTTAAAAATGATCAATCCACAAGCTGTAGCACAAATGCTGAGACTAAACCAGCAGGACACGAACCGCCTTGCGGAAGCATGGGCGACGGCGATGAATGTAGCGAACAAGGTTAATAGTAAGGGTGATGCGCTAAACGCTTTGGCTAAGAATGGTGTTAGTTCAGACATTGTTACTAAGGTCAATGGATATTTAAATAATCCTATGGCTGGATTTATTGCTAAGGCTGCTGGTGTAGATCTTAACAAAGTAAAAAATATAGTCGGTGATTTACAGGGAACCGGCGGAACTGTTCAGCCTGATATTAATCAAGGGCAACAGCCAAATGATAATTTAGCAAGGTTACGTGCAGGGTTACAACAGCTTAAACGCTGATGTGATAAATAAAATATCAAGAAAGGAGTTGTTTGCAGATGGACGAAAAATATTATGGCGGGTTTAACACTTGGGGGATTGCTATCTTCTTGATTATCCTGTTTGCTGCTTTTTTAGGCAATCGTGGTGGTTGGAACAATAACGGTGCTGCTCCTGCATATGGTTGCAATGCTGTATCTAATTGCCAGGTAGAAAAACAGGGAATCATCGACAGCGCGCGTACTCAATATTTGATTGAGAATACTGCTCGTCAAACCCAAGAGCAAACTATGGCTGGCTTCTCTGCACTCGGTACGAAGATTGACTTTTATGAGTATCAAAACCTGCGTGATCAACTTGCTCAGGAACGTACGAAAAATGTCGTTCTGGAAAACCGCGTATACAGTGATGCTAAATTCAACGCTGTAGAAGCTCAACTGGCTTCTATCTCTTGCCGTATGCTTCCGAAACCTGAGGTTACTGGTATCGGCGCAGTTTGCCCGAATGCCGGCATTATCAATGGTTTGGGCATTAATAGCCTGAACGGCGGTTGCAACATGGCTTAAAGGAGTTTAAAAGTAAGGCTCCGTCGTAAGACGTGATACAGGGCGGAGAGATCCGCCCTATTTTTTATAGGAGATGATAATATGTGTGGAAATAATGGATGTAAAGTATGTCCTAATTTAGTTGCCAGTACTGAGGTGGCAGTTGCTGCTAATGAATTGCAAATTACAATTCCGGCGATGACAATAAATAATAATGAAAAGATTTGTTTGTTAATTGCCCAGGCAATCCCTGCAGGTGCTGACACACTGCCGGTAGTTATTTTAAATGGCACAGGCGGGACAGTAATTCAAATGATTAACCGTTGTGGTGATGGAGTAAGAGCAGATCAAATCCGCAGCAGAAAAATTTATAATTTGCGTGTGATGACAGAACCGCCCTTAGCAGTGGTTCGCAGTAATAATCTTTGCTGCACAGCTTTTGTATGGCCACAAATTACACCGCCTACAGTTACTCCATCTTCTGTTACTTTAAAGAAATGAGGCGTTGGCAATGGGCAATTTATTGATTGGCTTTACAATAGCCTTTCTTTCAAGTAGAGAAGGTCAGGAAATAGCTAAAAAGGTTGCAAAGAAAGTGCTTGAAAATCTTTCGGAAAAACCTAAAAAGAAGGATGGTGAAGATAATGCATAAGTACGATCATTATGCAGAGCATATTGACGGTGACAAATTAAAAGAAGAACAGGTTGACGATATTGTTTGCTGTGCATTAGAAAAAATCAAAGTCATCGATGAGGAAGATTACGAAGCTATAATGATGAAAATTCATTGTATAGCTTATGGTCCGCACTTTGATGAACACCTTGCTAAAAAGGCAGTTTCGGAAATGAAAAATGTTGACGGTACTACCGGAGAACATTGGACAGTAGAAGAAACTACCCGTGTTATGGATCAGAACGGTGTACATGCCAATAAGTACGACTGGTATTATTTAATGAATATGCTGCATAGCGATTATTCGAATCTCTGGGGAGAAGATGTTGCGCAATATGTAAAATTTGCCAAGGCATACATCAACGATCCTGATGCTGGAGCAGGTAAAGTTTTTTATCTGTGGAGAGCGGGGAAACATCATCATTAATATGTCAAAAGTGGTCGCAGTTTTGGTCGCACTTTAGTGTTTTTTAATGCCATTTCACGACTTCTTACGGCACTATCAAAAATATGATTCACAAAAAATAAAAACCGTCAAAGCCCTTGAAAACTAGGCTTTGACGGTAGTTTTTTATTGGTACGCCCGAGTGGAATCGAACCACCGCACACGGCTCCGGAGGGCTTATTGCAAACTTGAAAACCATTGGTATAACTAGCTTTGTTGATTTGCGGTCGCAGTTTTGGTCGCACTCTTTGTTTTTTTCTTCTGAAAAAGGTCTATTATATGTCTGTTAAATCCTGGCATTGCATGTCCATACATTTTAAGTGTTGTGTTTGCATCAGCGTGTCCAAGACACCTTGATACTTCTAAGATGGGTATATCTTTGGTGAGTGCTGCTGTTGCAAATGTATGCCTGAATGTGTGGATATTTTTATTTACTCCGGCCAACTCACATATCTTTACCCAAGCACGTCGGATATTTCCATAGTTAAGGGCTTTGCCGCTTTCGGTACAAAATACGAAGCCGTTTATATAAGTGATTTTACCACTTGTCTGCATAGCTTTTAGTCTTTCTATGCATGCATCATAGACAATCGGAATATAACGTATACCGGCTTTTGTTTTAGGATCATGGAATACTTGACCAGTACCACTGTCTTTTGCGCGTTGTATACAAATTTCTCTTTTATCAAAATCAATATCTTCCCATTTTATTGCAAGAAGTTCACCTATCCTGCAGCCAAGTACAAGGAGCAAATAAAATAATGTGTAGTATTTTTTATAGTATTTATTGGTCCGTAGTACACGGAAGATGCGAAGCAGTTCACTAAAAGAAAATACTGACATTTCTTTATATTTGATTTTCACCGGTTCAACAGCTTGCATTGGATTATATTGTACCATTCTCAGAGCCACAGCTTTCTTGTAAGCGGCGAAAAGTAACTTATGTATCTTACTTATTGAAGAGGTACTTAAAACACCGTCATAGCTATTATACAGCTTTTGTATTTCTTTGCCGCTGAGTTGGTCGATTGGTATATGCGCAATAGGAGCAAGCTTATTAGCACTTTGTTTTTGCCTTGCAAAACTGTTGCTGCGCAGGTGTGGTTTTTGATATGTTTCTAAAAATTCTATTACCCATTCTCCAATGGTAATAGAAGAGGATGTAAGATTTCCTTTATCACGTTCTGCCCGTATTTCTTTCTTAAATTCTTTGGCTTCTTTTTCGGTGGCAAAGCGTTTACGGTGACGTTTACCGTCGTTGTCACAATAGTCGTAACAATATTTTTTTCGTGCTTTGTCGTACCATATTGTTCCGTCGCCGTACATTGCTTCACGTCCTTTTTTATTATATTTTTAGGGATGTTTTTACAAACTTATAAGGTAAGACTGTATATCAGACAGCTCACGTTGAATGTAGCGCAAGTCGTCAGATACATCATCTATACCAGATTGAATAAGCCAAAGGCTATCAATTTCTTGTGATATTAAATTTATTTGATACGCTTGGAAACAAAGCATACATATGATAATTAATAACAAAATGTTAGTAAGATTAATAGTGTTAATTTTAAATTTATTATCCATAATTTAGTGCCTCTATACTTATAGTTTTTATTAAATTCATTTATGACGTTGAGCTTCAAGTTCATCAACAAAACAATAGTTATCAAAGTCATTATTTATAATATGCTCCTGCTCATGCAGAAGAGTTTTTCTGTTTGCTTCATAGGTAAGACGTGCATTCAAGACACATATTTTTTCTCCATCCGCATTTGTAACGCAATATCCACCTATTTTGCAAGGAAGGTCTGCAAGAACCACCCTTGATATCATGGTTATCACTCCTGTTACTCTTCGTATTCTTCTTTCTTTTTCATTCTTGAAATGAGTTCTGCAGCTACTTTTAAATCTTCCGGAGATACATTTTTGGCCGCATCAAATAATATACGCATACCTGGATTTTCATAAAGTTCTTGGGCCATCTTTGCTGCCTCAGGATCAATGTAATAACCCTGTTTTTCGGTAAGGCCATTATCTTCAATGAGATTACTTTTTTTTAATCCAAAATGATCTGCTATTTTTTGAATGGCACCCATTCGCGGTTCTTTTGCACCACTTTCCCATGTAGAAACAGCCTTATCCGTAACTCCCGCGATAAGGGCCAAATCTTTTTGAGATAGTTTATATTTTTCTCTTAGTAATTTTATGTTCTCTTTTATTCCCAATGATTTCACCTCTTTTTATATAATACACTGAAAGTAGAAGAAAATCAATGATGATATGGGAAAAATCTACTTTTAGCGGTTGACAATCTACTGAAAGTAGATTAGAATATTATCAGAGGCAACACATAGGAGGCGATAAAATGGAAGATATTTCGTTAAAACAAGCCAGGTTACTTAGAGAAAAGACACAAGATTATATGGCGGAACTTCTAGGAATCCATGTTCAAACGTATCGTAAACTTGAACAAAACCCAGATAATGTTACCGTTGGTCAAGCAAAGGTTATTTCGAAAAACTTAGGCTTTCCGTATGATACTATTTTTTTTAACAAGTAGTTCTACTTAAAGTAGAAGGGAATGGATGAAATTGAAAGAAAGGAGGATCAGGAAGATGGAGCTTGTGACGTGTGACGAGTATGCGAAAAGCAGAGGCTTATCGTTGGTTACCATCCGAAGATATTGCCGTGAAGGAATTGTCCCATACCTTCGGATTGGTAAGGTGTATAGATTAGATCCTCCGTTAGTTGACGAAGCTTTGACACAAGTTATGCGTGAGAATATGGAATATCGATCTAATGGGATAAAGCGAAGTCGTAAGCGAAGAAAAAATTTTGATTTTGAAGCAGCGTTAAAGGCTTTATAGGAGGTTGAATTATGAAAGCATTAATCAAAGTAGCAGGAACAGCAGTAGTGATGAAAGAGAGTATTAAGGAACAGCCTTGTGTATGGTCTTTAACTGCTTTGGCTATAGCAACAGTAGTTAAGCTGATATATGACATAGGTTACGCTATGGGGCAGGTGGCAGGCTTATGATTAGAGATTTTACCGTAGCAACTACTGCAATATTTGTCGGAACATACATTGCTATTATGGCTGCTGTAGTGACTGTAGGGGTATTGAGATGAGCGAAGATAGGAGAAAAAACATGAACGAAAATATCAAGCAAGAAGCTAAAACATTAGAAGAAGCTGCAAGACCATTAGTAGAATACATTAGAAAACACCATACGCCCATGACTACGGCAATAGTCACAGGCGCAAGTGTTGAGATTTTGAGCACAGATATTCAAGTTCCTTTTGATGATGATTGGGATTAACGAATGCGAGTTTCACCGCGTCCTTTTAAAACATTGTGGACAAACTGCCCTTTAGATGGGGAAGCAAGAAACTTGTTGAACAAATCTTCGGTACAGTTTGGATAGCGATAAGCATATCCGTTGTGAAAATGAACCTCAATTACTCCATTCTCATAACCAATACATTCAACGTTTGATGAATCTACAGCAATCATTTTCATAATATCACCTCCATATATAGTAATTGTACCACAGTAAGGAGAGTATTCAAGATGAACAAAATTAAACAAATTCGTGAACAAAAAGGTTTGTCCAGATATCAAGTAGCTAAAGTCAGTGGTGTTTGGTATAAAAATCTAATTGATATTGAAAACGGTAAAGACGTGACATTATCTACGCTCAGGAAAATTGCAGCAGCAATGGACTGTGAAGTATCTGATTTAGTTTAGGAGGAGTGATTATGAGAAAGCAAAAGAAAAAGAGCTATCAACGTTGCACCGTTGGTAGCTCAGGGTGGACATGTAAATTTTACGAAGTTTAGCGTCCACCTTCATTTTAGCAAAAGAATTGGAGGATTGCAAGTATGGATAAATTTGACGATTTAGTATATTCGCTGCGATATGAAGCAGAATCTATTTTAGAGAATCTGAAAGAAATGGATGATCTAGATGGGGATGAAGCCAAAGTCAGCGTGCTTCTAAAGTGGATTCATAACAGCGCAAATACTATCGAAAATAAAATAGAAGACTGGAGGTCTGACCAATGTTGAAGAGTGAACAGATAAATGAACTTGCCGCCGCTTTGGCAAAGGCACAGGGGCAGATTGAAGGGGCAAAGAAAAGCAGCAGTAATCCGTTTTTCAAAAGTAAATATGCAGATCTGGCTGAATGTTGGAACACGTGCAGAGAAGCATTAACTGCAAATGAAATATCAGTTATCCAGATGCCGGAAGAAATCAATGAGAACGGCAGACTGAACATTACAACGATGCTTGCACATTCAAGCGGGCAGTATATATCCAGCACTCTAACAATGACTGTCACTAAATTAGATCCGCAAGCCATTGGCAGCGCAATTACTTACGGCAGAAGATATGCTCTTGCCGCGATGGTTGGTCTGGCGCAGGAAGATGATGACGGAGAAAAAGCAATGGCAAGGCAAGAAAAAAAGGATAAAAAACCTGTAGAAAGTCCGATTAACATTACATCAGTTAGTGAGAATGGAGCGGTAAGGTTTATCAACGGAGTACAGTGTCAAATCCAGGATAAAAACGGTGATTGGCATGATGTTGAGTTTTTGAAAATTGAAGTACTTGAAAAACTCTTAAACGACGATAAATATGTGAATGCCCATGAGGCCATAAGAGCTGCGATAAACGCTAAGGCAGTAGAAGTAAAATGAAAACCACGGTAAAAGACCTTCAGCTGATTCAGACATGGCAGGGGGCAAGTCTTATAGTCCCCCTGTCACCATCAGAGGCAGAAGAGGTCGCAGAACTAAAGAAAAAAGCTGACGAGGGTAAACCTTTGCAGCTCGAATTAAAACTTGTCAGAAAGAATCGTAGCCTCGATGCTAATGCGGCATTATGGTTTCTGCTCAATGAAATGGCAGCTAAACTACGGACAAATAAAGATGCGCTATATCTTGAAATGTTGTCACGTTACGGAGTATTTACTCATATTATTGCAAAGCACAACGCCGCAGAACGATTTAAGTCAGAGTGGCGTGCTGTTAAGGACTTGGGAGAGGTTACTGTCAACGGAAAAACAGGCGTACAACTACAATGCTATTTTGGCAGTAGCACATACAATACGCTTGAGTTTAGTCGATTACTGGACGGCACTATTAACGATGCAAGGGAGATCGGTGTCAATCTTATTTCCGACGCTGACAGGGCGCTTATGCTTGCAGAATGGGGTAAATAAAATGTCTAAGAGTATCATACAGAAAGAAAAATATTGTTACCTATCTGGAGCGAAAAATGTGCCACTTGAGGAGCATCATTGTTTCTTTGGTCCGTTACGCAAAATCAGTGAAAGATACGGCTTTAAAGTTTGGCTTACCCCTGAATATCATAGAGGGAAGAATGGTCCGCATCAGGATAGGCAAACAGATTTACTGTTGAAAAGGGTATGTCAACGTAAGTTTGAAGAAACTCATAGCAGAGAAGAATTTATGGAGATTATCGGAAGAAATTATTTAGACGACTGAAAGGATTATCATGAACTACGTTGCACAGATGAATGCGTTTTGGAGCTGGCGGTTACTCAACCAACTTAATAGTCGAGCTGCTGATTTGTATATGGCATTATTGCATTTCAACAATTTAGGCGGCTGGCAAAAAGAGTTTACCGTGTCCAGCACGATGCTGCAATCGGTGTGTGGAATTTCTCGGACTGAATTAAGTAGGCATAGGAATACTCTAATTCAGATGGGGCTGATTTCATACCAGGGCGGCAAAGGTAGTCGATCAGGTTTTTATCAGATATTTGATTTGTGTATCGTATACCGAACACAAACTGATACACAACCTGTAACACAACTTGTAACACAAACTGATACACAAACTGTAACACAATCTCGCGCGGAGAAGAAAGTATATATAAATAATATTATTAATAATAAACAAAACGAAAAGAAACAAGAAGCGCCTGACTGTGAACGGGAAGAATATTTTGCCCGATTCTGGGAAGCATACCCAGTGAAGGTGAAAAAGCCTGTAGCTAAAATCGAGTGGAACAAGCTGGTTGATCCATGTGTGGAGCTGTATGAAAAAATCATAGCTGCTGTTGAGCAGTATAAGCAAACAAGCCGTTGGAAAGAAAGCAACGGGGCTTATATTCCATACCCTGAAACCTTCTTGCAGGATAGGCGTTGGGAAGATGAGATACGTGTTACAGAGCAGAAAAAAGAATGGGCATGGTGAGGTGATTTGAATGCTTGATATCGGCGATATAGAGGCTGCGTTTGTGGTATGGCGGGCAGCTGGCTTAACTCCACCACCGATGAATGATGTGCAGCGGGAAAACTTTATGACTAAAACGCTGGAGCAATACAAGTATACACAGGTCAAAGATTGGGCAGAAGCTGTTGAGTGGGTGGCTAATAACAATACGCGCTGGGCAACGTGGTTCGACATCAATACAGCGCTGTCGATAGTCCGGCAGAATAAAATTCGCGAAGAAAAGAAAGCGATTGAGCGTAATTCTAAAGCGGCGAATGAGTTTGTGAAGAAGCTATTTGCTGACCTTGATGCTGGTAAAACATTTGGTGAGCTACGGCCGCCAATAAGCGATAAAGTTAGAGCTGCAGCAAAGAGGATTTTTCCTGATGCCGATGATAGCTTTATAAAGCGTAATTACAACGATATCAGCTTTATCGCAGACGTCGAACGAAAATGTGCTGAATGTATTAACACTGTTGATTGCCCATACAGCGGACATCAACCGTTTTTGAGAGTAGACAAAGAAAGCGGATTTACTTATGTGGTTGCTGATCGTGAGCGGTGTTATAAATATCATCCGTTAGTGCCTGATGTAGTACCAAAACGGTCAACCCGTCGTCAAGGTGAATTAGCTAAAGTTTAAAGGAGCGGTAACTATGAAAATAAGTGCAAAAAAATTACAGGAGATTATAAAAAGTCACGGTAGATGGTTGCGAAACGAAGAAGGAGGGGAACGTGCAAACCTCCGCGGTGCAGACCTCAGCGGTGCAGACCTCAGCGGTGCAGACCTCAGCAGTGCAGACCTCAGCAGTGCAAACCTCCGCAGTGCAGACCTCCGCAGTGCAGACCTCAGCGGTGCAGACCTCAGCGGTGCAAACCTCCGCAG